TCACGGTGCGCTCACGCCCACGGTCGGCTTCCCTGCTGCCATTTCGCGAAGGGTACCCAGCTTTACGGCGGCCCCGTCGCTCCCGGCGCGCGAACGGCGTGGGCCTCGCCGGATGTTGCACTCCCAGCAAGCGAGGGCAACGTTGTCCCAGATATGCAGGCCACCGCGAGAGATTGGGATGACGTGTTCGATCGTTGCTCGACGCGGTTCGTATTCACCCTTTTTCAGGGTCTCGAACGACATCTCTAACCCGCAGTGACAGCACTTTGAGCCGTCACGCTCACGGAGCGCTTCATAGGTGATTCCCGCGTCCGCGCGCTCAGCACCTTTCAATCGAGTACGACGCCGATGTACCGCGTCGGTAGCTAGCACCATACGGGCCTCCCGATTGCGGCGGTAACGTTCCTTGTCGCCTTCACGGATGGCTGCATTGTTCGCGGCGAATCGGACGCGCTGCCGGTCGCGCTGCCTCACTTGGTTGTCGGCGTACCAGGTCTTCATACGTGCGCACATGCACGTCTTGCATACCGACCTGTAGCCGCCGTGCCCGCGCCGGTCGCGGTGAAAATTATCTAGAGGCAGCACTTTTTCGCACCATGTGCAGCTCTTCATCCCATCAGCGGACACGACCGACACACGAACCTTTGGACCTGGTCTACCACCGAGCGGGTCACCGTGATTCTTCCACCGCTGGTAGTGCTTGCTACACCAACCATGGCCGACGAAGTTGCCCTTGCCCACTGGCACATTGCATCCCTCCACCGCGCAAAAGACCGGGATTACCGGCTTGCCCAGCGGGTCACCGTGGTTCTGCCACCGCTGGTAGTGCTTGTTGCACCAACCACGACCGACGACAGGACTATCGCAACCATCGATCGTGCATACGTTCAGGACCCTCGCTGGGAGTCCCTCGACGACCAGCTGTCCTTTGCGCCATTGCTGGTAATGCTTGAGGCAGCAGCGACGAGTGCGGGCCGGAGCGCTACATCCCTCGACCAGGCAAGGACCCTGTGGTGGAGGGACGTAGGTCGCGGAGTATTGCCGAAAGCATGGCTTGCAGTATGTGGCAACGCCGTTGGTGCGGTTTTTGCTCTTGGCGAATTGCGACAGCGGCTTCTCGACACCGCATCGGGGACAGCGTTTCAACCTGCTTGCCCTCTCTTCTAGGGCGGCCCACGTCTCCGACCCTGTGCATCGCCCATTCTTTCATGAACACCAGCGCCAAAACCGCAGTTGAGCCGCACTACGCCGGTAGCAGGCATCAACACCTCTTTCCACCGCTCCGGACGGCGTGGTGGAACCGTCGCGCAGCCGCGTGCGTCCAACCCAGCATGGATGACATCGAACGTGAAGCGATCCGAGCCGAAGGATACGACCCCGCTGGGATCGAGTGCGCGCCACGCTGCGGGAGATTGGCGTGATTAGTCGTCAATCGGGTCCGAGAAGAATGCGGTCGAAAAGGGGTAATAATCAACTGCCTCATATTCCGCAAGAGTCGATCTGACTCCGGAATCGACCTCTCCCAAGTTGGGTGAAATATTGGTCGAATAGGTATTGTCTATGAGTCGTATAATTTCTATGAGATGCTGCCATGCATCTTTGGAATGATTAAGTTGATCGCAAAACAGACTCGCCATTGGAACGAATGACTGAATGCCTGCTGCGACGCGCGCTCCTATAGGCGTGGGATGCCCACACAATTCGCAATGCTGAGCGTAATCTTTCTGACGGTATTCGTTGTCACCGCTCCTGTATATAGTCGCCGGTCGCCAAATCAGGCGACGCTCCTCAGGCGTGGAGTTGAACCAGGCCACCGCGTTGGAACAATCTTGTGCGAACTTCCATAGTATAAATTCCGCTTCGACAAGCTGCCTTAATAACGCATTAGCTGGATATAAATTTCCCTTCTCAGCGAGTTGATATATACCCCCGCTGAGCGCGCTAAACGTGACGGACATGAGCGCCGTCGCCTCCACTGCAGTTTTGCAGTCGTCAGCTAGAGTTGCATCTTGCGCTGCGATAGCGTGAAGAATATTAGAGGCATCGTTCCAATGGTTCGTCATTTTGAATGCTGCGGCTTGGCGTGCGATTCGCATTTCGGAGTCAGCTGCATATTCTTCTCCAGCCTCGCTAGCGGCGTCGCGGTCGGACAACTGGACGTCATCGCCTTGGGACTTTAGTTTTGCCCTCAGATTCGCTACTACCGCGTTAATATGCATGCCGTTGCGATTAGCGATTTCTTCCGCCGCAGCTATAGCGATATTTTGCGCGATGAGGGCCACGATTATAGTCCCTGTGGAGATGGCCGGTGGGCGTCTTCCTGAAATCAAGGCGCAAATAAATTGCTCTACGTTTTGTACATCGCTGGCGTGGATTTGGCCAACAACATGTTTGCGTGTGAATGCAAGCGCCGATGGGATCGTGCCGTTGGTCGCATCCCGCAACATCCGAACAAGAATCGTTGCCACCGTCACGAGCGGGTCAGCGCAGGCGCTAGCAGCTGGTTCGTCACGATCCGCTAGCGCGGCGTCGAGGCTATCCGCGGTCCCGTTCAGATGACCAAGCAGCAGGTCTACCCCGCGTCTGGCGTCTTTAAGCTGATCCCTAAGCATGGCCGGATCGTAGGGGCTACCGCCGACACGCTGCCGCCGCGACACACTGCCGGTAGAGCGGCACCGGTCAGGCGCCAAGTCAGGCCTACGCGCCGCGACCCTTATGTCGACCCGCCCGCCGCGCATTCCGGCGCGCCGCGATCTGATCCGCCGCCGACAAATCTGGAGGTCGCCGCGGCGACCGGCCGGTGGTCTCGACGCTGGTCGACTGAAAAACCAGCGAGCCCCGAGCCCGGCTACCCGAACCGCATCGCGCCACAATGGTCTAGTGCACGCGCGTCGATCCCAAGATCAACCAGGCCGGTCAACCACATGAGCCAGCCCAACCAATCACGCGCCGACTCGCTCATCGAGCGACTCGGCGGGTTCGCGTACGACTACCAGATGCACTGCGCGTGCGGGCGCACCAGCCGGGTGCCAGCGGACGTCTACTGGGAGCGGGAGTCAATCGACGCGCTGGCGCCGTGTGAGCATTGCGGCCAAGACATTCATTACGGCCCAGCGGTTGCAGCCCTGCGCGATCCCAATGATCTGGCTCTGTCGAACGACATGGTCGCCGGCCTGGCGTGGTACCACACGAGCACGTTCCGCGATTGGCCTTCTCCCGAATATGCCGCTCTCGTTGGTGCCCGATTACGCAAGGTCGGTGACATCCTCCCGTCGCACATCCGAGATCGGGAGTTGGTCAAGGCATTACACGTCGGCACGTACGAATCGGCCATCGAAAACATGCTCCGACGCATGCATGATCAGGACGATGCCGACAGCGGCTTCTACCTGCACCGCATCTCCCTTGATCTCACCCCTTCCGACATCAACGTCGGGTTTCGCGATGAGAACCACGAGGATGCCAGCCAGCTCTCGCTCGAAGAAATGGGTGGGCTTCTCGCTGTGCGTTACGTCAACGTCCATGAGGCGTCGGGCTCGATCTCTCTGGCCATCCACCCCGCCGCGATCCATACGATCCAGACCATCGCGCTACCCCCGACAGGACTTGCGCCGGCGCCACCGGCCAATGTAATCGAGGGGGTAGCCCGCATCGAGGAAGAACTAGCGGCCGCGCGCGCGGCGATGCCCGATACGTCGGGTATCGACCCGTATGACTTGAGGATTCGGGTTCTGAAGGCTCGGAGCAGCGGGGATGACGTCGCCCTTCGGGTCCGGGAATGCGGGGAGCGCAGGTACCGCGCCTGGGATGAACTGAAACAAGTTCTGGCCGAGGCATACCTAGTCGGTGTAAACCCCGTCGTACGGGATGCCTTCGTGGACGCTATGCATGCCCCTGCCCCGGGAACGGCCAGCGCTTACCACGACCACTTCAGAGCGCACTCCGCAGCGCTCACCCGTGCCGAAGACGTTGTGGCCCAACTCCGGCGGCAACCCGTTCGCCGCGTTGCCGATCAGAACTGATCGTCCTCGCGATAGCACAACGCCCGCTACACCGCAAACCCCGGACCCGCTCGGCAATAATCGATGGTGATGGAATCGAGGAGGTGTACGGATGCCCGGACCGCCGCCGAAAGCCGCGGCGCGCCGCCAGCGCTCCCGCCGCGACATGGGCGCCGACATCGGCGCGTTGGCGCGGCCTGGTCGCGCACCGGCCAGGCCTCGCGGGCTGTGCCGGGCCGCCCAAACCGCCTGGGGCGCCTACTGGAAAGACGTTGTTTCCGGTGTCACCCGGGCCTCCGACGCGCCGCTGGTGCAGCGCTGGGCGGCCAACCTGGACCGCTACCACCGCCTCCTCGCCGAGGCGGACAAGCATCCGGTCGTCACCGGCAGCATGGGCCAGCCCCGCGCTAACCCGGTCTACGACTTGGTCCTCAAGATCGAGGCGTCGATCCGGGCCGACGAGCAGCAGCTGGGCATCGGGCCGTTGAACCGGCTGCGGCTCGGCGTCGCCCTCACCGAAAGCGCCAAGAGCCTCAAAGAATTGAACGCGGAGGCAGAAAATGCCGACACCGATGACCCCCGAGCGGCGCTCATTACCCTGGCCGAGCGGCGTCCCTAAACCGCTGTCGGCGCCGCCGCTCACCGACGCACCCTCGGATGGGCCGAAAGTCGCGACTTGGATCGAAAACAACTGCGTGTACGGAGAAGGCGACGCATGGGGTGAGCCGGTCCGCCTGGAACTGTTCGAGAAGCTGTTCCTGATCTGGCTGTACGAGAAGCGCCCGGATGGGCGTTACCGTTACCGGCGGGCGCTTTTCGAGGTGCCCAAGGGCAACGGCAAGACGTCGCTGGCCGCCTGGATCGGCTGCTATCAGCTGGCCCACCAGCGCTCCCCGGTGATCCCGGTCGCCGCCGCCTCCTACGACCAGGCCGAAATTCTGTTCGGCGACTTGCGCAGCACCGTCACCGAATCCCCCACCCTGAGTCAGGTAATGACGGCGTTCGAAGGGGAGGTCCAGGTGAAGGGCGGGCCCGGGCGCGCCTACAAGGTGGCGGCCGTCGCCGGCACCAACGACGGGCAGCGCCCTTCCACGTTTCTGGCCGACGAAATCCACGAATGGGCGCAAGGCAACCGGGAGCGCGTGCATCTGGTGATCGCTAACGGCACCGCCAAGCGCGACGGATCGCTGATCCTCAATACCACCACGCCCGGTTGGGATTTGGAGACGCTGGCGGGGAAGCTGCACACCTACGGGTGCGCGGTCAACAGCGGCGAAATCGACGACCCGGAGTTCCTTTTCGTGTGGTGGGGTTGCCCCGCCGAGCGCTACGACCTCAATGATCCCGCCCAGCTTGTGGCTGCGGTCCGCGACGCCAACCCCGCCGCCGACGCGTTCCTCAACACCCACGACGTGGCCGCCCGCTACCACCAAATCCCGCTGCACGAATTCCAGCGCTACCACCTCGGGATCTGGACGACCACCGCGCAGGCCTGGCTGCCGGCGGGCGCGTGGAACGCCTGCGCCGCAACGGATGTGGAGATCCCTCTCGGTGCCGACGTGGTCCTGGGTTTCGACGGCTCATTCAGCGAGGACTCCACCGCGTTGGTGGCGGCCACCGTCGGCGAGCACCCACACATCTCCGTCATCGGTTGCTGGGAACGACCCGCGCGGGCCACCGACGACTGGACGGTGCCCATCGCCGACGTCGAGGAAACCATCCGCGATGCCTGCCGTCGCTACCACGTGGTCGAAATCGTGATCGACCCGTACGGCTACCGCCGCACGTTCCAGATCCTGGAGGATGAAGGCCTGCCGGTCGTCGACTTCCCGCAAACCAGCCAGCGGATGACCCCGGCCACCCAACGCTTTTACGAGCTGGTCGCCAACCGGGGCCTCAGCCACGACGGCGATCGGCGGCTGTCCCGCCACATCGGCAACGCGATCCTGAAGGTGGATTCCCGCGGCCAGCGCATCGCCAAGGAACACAAGAGCAGCACACGCAAGATCGACCTGGCGATCGCGGCGGTGATGGCCGTGGACCGCGCCACCGTCGTCGCGCCCACCTACAATCTGCTGGACTCGGTGCTGTAGATCCAAAATCACGAAGTTTATGTGCTGGCTCCCGGTACGGCCTCGAACCACCAGTACGCAGCGGGTACGCAGCAGGTGTCGGTGGGACCTCAATGTCGTCACACTCGTGTACCCTCGACAACGTTGGTCCGCGGACGCGGGCACAACACCGACAAGGAGTCGCTCCCGAGCGGCATCCGAAAACAAAGGAAAAATGATGCAGAAATATGTTCTGCCTGCGCGCATTGCCCGCAGGATGCCCGACCCTTACCTTTCCGACGCAGTCCGGCACATTATGTATGTGCGAGCAGTCGATGTTCCCAAGGGTATTTCGCTGGACCCGGATCCCCGCACCCCCAACCTGCGGAAGCAGGTGTACAAGCGGGTAAAAGAGAGCTTGTACGACCAGGGTGAGAATCAGCCGGGTTCGTTCCACTACAAGCACAAGGGCATCACGATGATTGCCCATTCCGTCGAGCAGGCCGGCGATGACCGCTACACGGTAACTTTCGACGAGGGCGACGGCATCGTGGACGGCGGCCACAGCTACGAGCTGATCCTGAAGGCCCAGGGTGACCCGGACCTGCCCGCCGAACAGGTGATCAAGTTCGAGATCTTGTGCGGTGTGCCCAAGGACTGGACCCCCGACATTGCCGGCGGTCTCAACACCTCCGTGCAGGTGCAGCAGAAGAGCCTCGACGACCTGGCAGGAAAATTCGATTGGCTCAAGGCCGAGCTGAAGGACGAGCCCTACTTCGACCAAATTGCCTGGAGCGAGAACGACGAGGGCGTCTACGACGTAACCTACCTGCTTGCCTTGCTGGCCTGCTTCAATGTCGAGGCCTACCCCAACAACGAAGACAAGCAGCCGGTCGTTGCATACGCGAAGAAGGCCGACGTCCTCAAGCAATTCGAGCGAAATCCCAAGCAGTTCGAGCGGATGCGGCCGATCGTGAAGGATATCTTCAAACTCCACGACATCATCGGCTACGAGTCGAAGAGTATTTATAACGAGGCGACCAAGGGCAAGTTCGCCCGCTTCACGTTCGTCGAGGTGAAGAAGCCGGGGCCGTACCTGTTCACCGGAATGCCCCCCGAACATCAGTTGCTGAGCGGCGCGTTGTTCCCCCTCCTGGGTTCGATGCGGTGGATGGTCGAAATCGATCAGGAAACCGACCAAGCGAGGTGGCAAGGTGGGTTCGAGAGCGTGAAGGCGCTGTGGCGCGAAGTCGCCGCGGAGCTGCTAACCCAGACGGCTTCAGCAAGCCAGGAACTCGGAAGGGACCCGCACAGCCTCGGCCGGTCCCGTAACCACTGGAGCAGTTTGCATTCCAAGGTGGGCCTGCGCTACCTGCAGCGGAAGATGGTCGAAGCCTGATCGCGTGATCCTTGGGCGCGGCCAGCGGCCATATGGCCTGCTGGTCGCGTCCAGGGGGCCTGGAACCAGCGCCCCGGTGGTGTCTTCGCCGGGGCGCTTGATGTTGTACGGCAAGTTCATCGACCAAACCGCCGCCGTTGCGGACGAAAAAAAGGGCGAAAAAAACCGATCGGGGGCAAAAAGACTTTCCAAACCCGTCCGTAGACAAAAAGTTCTAGGTGAGTCGCGCTGGATAGGACCCGTCAAAAAATCGGGGGCGGGAAAGCAATCTTGGCGCTGATCAATAGTTCTTTTGAAAAGAGCAGTTCTCAGCCGTAGGGGCGATTACCGTCTCTCGAATGGGTTGGACGGAGTGGGGAATCGTGGCCACGTGGGCCGGCGTCGTCGTGTCCGGCATCTTCGGGTACCTGTCGTATCGCTCATCGCGGAAATCGGCGGCGGAGCGCAAGTTAGCCGAGGACGCCTACAACGCCGTCAAGCAGCTAGCAGGCGAAACCAAGCGAGTTGCCGACGCTGCGGAGAATCAGTTAGCGGACGCCCGTCAATACCGAGTTGAACAGCGGGAGGAGGGTATCCGCGAGCAACAGGCTCTCGAACAACGCCTTGGCGAAAGCCTGACGGTTAAGTGTTACGGCGGCGGAGGTAGCACATCGAGGGAGGGGCGGCCCGGCTCGATGTCGACCGTCCATATTGAGATCAGCAATGCGTCCGATCAAGTAGCGACCATTGACACTGTCGAGCTGCCAGGGGTGGCCCTGGCAGGTACCGACGTTCAAGAACTACTCGGACCTCTCCCGCCCGGCCAGAGCAAGAGGAAGGACCGGGTGGCAGCGGGGCCATTCGAGGCTCCCGACGACGAATTCGGGGGCAGACCATTGAGTTCTCCCGTGCCTGTTATCACGTATCGAGTCGGCGGGATTGCTTGGCGGCGGCAAGGTGACCAGACTCCTCAGCGCCTAGGACGACCTTAGCCTGTGGGCATTGACTGGTTATCTGTCACCGTCAGCGCTGTCGTATCGGCGGTCCTGAGTGGTGCTGTCTCGCTGGTGTTCGCACGACATGTTGTTCAACAGCAGGAGACGGGCCGTTCGGCCGCCGAGGCTGGTCGCCAAATCGGCGCCCTCGTCGGATCGGAGCTGACCAAGGTTCGCCAGTACCAGGGCCGCGCGTATGGGTCTTTGCGCCGCGAAGCCACTGAGCAGGTTCTCCAAGTTGGAGACGTTGAGCTCTGCGGCAAGCTTCTCGCACTCTCAGCGGATTTGAGCCGATGGCGCCGGCCGTTGGTAAGACGGCGGCTAAGAAGACTGTTCGGCGTCGAGACGGTGAGGTTGTGTGCAATCCACGGCGGGGACTCTACGACTTCCAGGGGAGCGATAGCGATGATCCTCCAAAGGCAGGCCATGGCTTCGCTACACCCGGAACACAGACTGGCGATGCCAGATGTTGGTCAGTTTGACCAAGCATTGAGGTGCGCGCCCGACTCGAAAGAGGTCTCAAAGCTCGTAAGGTCACTCGAACGACTGGCGAAGTGTCACTAGGCTGGTACCTCGCTTTGTGGTTGTTTACCAGGGGGTTTCGCGTAATTTTTCGAACGCGTACAGCTGGCTCAGATCTTCGTCGCCGCCGTTGACGACCCGGTCGATCAACCGGTCCAGCATGGCGTGGCCGCTGGCCGCGGCCTTCAACGCGGCGAGCCCTTCGGCTAGGCGCTGGCGATCGTGCATCGGCGTCACCAGCCCGAAGCCATGCGCTGGGCGCGGATGCGTAACTTGGCGCGTTGGGGATCAGGGGTCGCAACGCGCGGCATCACAGGGTCATCGGCCCGTTTGGCTAGCAGGTGCAGCTTGGCCTGGGCGGGTGACATTGGCCGACGCTGCTGCGGCCACCGCCTGCCCAAAACGTAGGCCTTTCTTTGGGCGGGTGTCATCTGTCGCATCGGCAAGCCTCCATCAATATCGGTGCGGATAAACAGCTTTCGCAGTTGGCGTTGTTCGGCCAGTTCGAGAACGTCGTCCTCCGGAATGCCGCGCACTTCCGCGAGATGGCGCAACCCTACCGTCGCGGACGGGTAGGCTGCGTTGATCACAGGCGCTACATCGATAAGTCGACCTTCAAGCAGGGTCCGTTGCGGGGTTCCATCGGAGGTGTGGCCCCAATCTTCCTGCAGCGAAACGAATGCGAACGACGATTGATTCACATCGCCGCGGTGCACCAGTTCTAGAACGTCTTCTCGGGACAGCGGGACGTCGACCAGATAGTCGAGGCCGCGCCCATCCACGGTGAGCCGCAACGTGTTCGCGCGGGTGGTGCCCAGCAACATGCTGTCTTCGTGATTGAAGCGGCACACCACCCCTGCACCGCCGGCGCCGGGCCAGCCGTCGGCGCGCGATTTGCTGAAAAAGCTCGGCGCGATTCGCTCGATGTAGGGCAGGGCGCGCGAATCGCTGTTGAACAGCGCCGCATAGCCGCCGATTTCTCGGCCGCTGCCGGTGCGCAGCTCGACGCGCCCGGGCGTGCTGCGCAGCTCGATGTCGCGGACGTCTGTGGCGCGGTGCGCCGCTTCGAGCAGGTGCGGCGGCACTGCCAGGCCAGCCTCGCCGTACAGGCGCAGCAGTGCGCGGGCCGCTGACGCCCGCTGGCCCGAGGAGATTCCTTGAACCTGGCCGAGTCGGGCGGCCGCCGCGGACAGCGCGGCGCGGGACAATCGGCCGTCAGGTTCGCGCACCGGCAGGCTGTGGGTGGCTTTGTCGTTCGGGTCGCCGTCGTCGCGGTGGATGAGGCAGCTGCGTCGCCATTGGTCGATGGTGAAGCGGGCGCTGGAGCCGTCCCACGGCTTCTCCGAGATGGCCATCAGAGCATCTCCTCCTCTGAAGTTGTTGCGGCTATTCTAATTCGCTGCAGTGATAATCAGCGGCGTCGCTTTCTCGGAGTCCGCGTGGAAGGCCGGTATTGCTTGATTTCGTTGGCCACGTTCTCGGCGGCGGCCTGTCTGCTCCGCATTCGCAGGGCCTGCTCGTTGGCCAGCCCGGAGATCGCGGTTAGGGCGACGGCACGCCAGCAATCGACGCAGTCGCCGAGTTCGGCGACCGCAAGGTCGTCGCCGACAAGGTTATTGGTGTTGAGGGCCGCGAGCAGCAGCCTGCGCATCGGAATCCAGGAATCGTGGCATTCATGCGTTTTCATTTGCGGGTTCCTTTTCGTTCCGGCGTTGGTGGGGTTATCGGGTGTTTGCGTCGGGGGGCGCCGCGGTTGCATGCGGAGCATTCTGGGCCGCGGTACAGCGAGCGGTCGCGGTCGTCGTGGCCGAGGTCCCAGCCGGTGGTGTTGGGGGGTAGGCGTCGTCCGCACCGCCAGCACTTCGCGTGGCCGGTCGCGACAATGGGGGCGAGGCGGGCGCGTTCGGCCCGATGCATTTGGCCGTAGCCGCGCCCGGCGGTTGTTGGTTGGCAGCGGTCGCAGCGGCCGCGGCGGTTGCGGGTGGGTTGCCGGCAGGTTAGGCAGGGTCGGGGTGGCCGCATCGCCGCACCTCCTCCCTCCAGTCACGGCCATTCAGCGGATGGTCGCCCGAACTTCGTGCAGTCTGCGGGAAGTTCGTCTCCGAGGCAGCACCCATGCTCAAGGCCCGGTCGCGTGACTCTTCGCAGTCCTTGCAGCGCATTCGGCCGGGCAGGCGCGCTTCAGGCAGACACACCGAGCACAGGCCGGGGTCGGGCGTCGTGGTCATCATTTGTTTCCTCACTCGGGGTTTGGGTTTCAGTTGTTGGTCGTCGAAACAGACGGGGGCCAAGAATCAGCGCACCCCTTCGCGTTTGGCGCGCAGGAAGCAGCGGATACAGGTGCCGCGGCGGATAGATTCCGGATGAACTAATTCGTTGCCGCACGCGCACAGCGGAAAGCGGCGCTGCTGGCGGCCGCGCTCTGCATTAGCCTCCGGAAAATCCGAATCCGAGGCATCGGGGGACGCGCCGTCTAGGTCGGCCTCCATAGAATCCGGAACATCCGGAACATCCGCCGCGCTGGCCTGCTCCGGTTCCTGCTGTTCCGGATGTTCCACGTCCGGTGGAGGCGAACCCAGGTATCGGCTCCAGGCGTCCTCGAATTCGGCACTCACGTACCCACGGACGGTGTCCTCGCCGTCGCGGTACTTCCGCGGACCAATTCCGTACCTACCCAGCCGGTTGGCGAGGCCGCGGGCATTGAGCGGCTCACCTTTACGAATCACCCCCCACGGCGACTCGTCGAGATCATTCAGTTCGGTCAGCAGGTCCGCCGTCGGCAACCTGTCCCGGCCGGTGCTCTTGAAGACATCGCGGATGTCGGAAAGCAACAGGATGCCCAGGCTGGGCGAGGCGACCTTGGACTCGGCGACCAGCGCTACTGCCGCCGCTCGCGCGGTCTGCGGCCAATGACCACCGGCGAGGTCCGCCACCGCCAGTAGCGCTTCCCAGATGTCGGCGTCGCGATCCTCGACACCCGATGGCATGTCCGGCCAGCCGTTCTCCAGTGGTGCCGCGGCCGCGGACCAGTCCTGTAGCCGCTTGAAGAGTTCGGCGGCTTCGGGGGTGTTGATGCGTCGCCGCCACGGATCGACGCTCTCGGTCGGTGCGCGCCGCTTCATCCGCACTATCACCGACCGGCTCATCATCGTATCGGGCAGATCATCGAGTCCGGCCAACGCGACCGCCGCGTAGGCGGGCAGCTCCTCGGTCTCGACGACCTTGCCGCGCACGATGCAGCGGCCCGCGACAGCACCTTTGCGGTGGCCGGCATTGATCATTCCCCGAACTTCTTCGTGCTCTTTGGCTTTCGGGCCGAACAAGGTGTCGCACTCGTCGTAGAGGATGGTCGGGCGGCCGAGCGGGTCAGATACCTTGCGGAACAGATATGCGCTGGTGGTGTTGACCGCATGCACCGGACGGGGCACCAGCGGTTCGGTGACCTCCAGCGCACGCGACTTGCCGGAACCCGGTTCGGGGGAGAGGAACGCGATCCGCGGCGTCGATTCCCAATGATCCATCCACCAGCAGTGGGCAATCCACAAAGCGTGCGCTTCGCTATGGAATTGACTGGGGTAGACGATGAACCGAGCCAGGAAGGCGTGCAGGTCGTCGATCAGCTGGGCGCCGTCCGGGTCGTCCTCGGCGCACCACTCCCGGAGGTCTTGCGCATAGTCGTCGTCCGCGCTCACGACGCAGCCCGCCTCAGCCAGGGCCGGGCGGCGTAAAACTGGTCCCGGCAGTGGATTTCGTGCGCGATGGCCGACCAGTCCGCGGCGGCCGATACGTCACGTGATGCCTCGGCGCGGGCCTGCTGGGCCGTCTCTACGCGCAGTGCGTGGTGGCGGCCAGCATCAAGCACTGCGGCCACCTTGACCGGATCATCGTCGGCCAGCTCGCACCACGCCGGTGACCCGGCGGTCGGCCAACTCCCGACGGCCTGCAGCATCGGCGCCACGAAGGTGTGAACCTCAAACCACGCCACCTGCGCGCTGCGGGGCTCGTTGTCGCCGCGGGATTCTGACCCGGGGTATTGGGGGTCGTCCATCTCGGGAATATCCTTAGAAGAGGGACCGCGCCTGACTGGGTTTGACCGCGCGCGGCCCCAATGGGTGATCAGGAATCGGGATCGTCGTCGGCGGCGGGCACGTCGTCGGCGGCGGTCTCGCCAAACTCGGCGACACCGATCGGCGCCAGGCGCTCCCATAACTCGACGACGCTGACCGGCCGCGGTTCGCCCAGCGCGCCGTACAGCAACCTGTCGGCCCAATCATGGAACGCCTTGGACGGCGAGCCCATCCTTCTGACGACCTCATCGAAATTGTCGGCGGCGAAGCGTAACTCGCCCACGACATTGACGACAGTCGTCCGCTGCTCGGTCTTCATCAGAACGGCACCTCCGAGCAGAAGTTCTCTTCGGGTACTTCTGCAGTTCCCGAACTGTGCGGCGGCTTGTACTGCGCGCGATAGATTTTCGCCTTGCCCTTCAGCTCGACGAATTCGACGGTGAGGTGCCCGCCAACGTCGAGCGAGTCGGTCCCAGCCTCAACGACCGCGGCCTGAACCGCGTCCGGCATCTGGGTCCTGCCGTTCAACTGGTAGTGCACGCCGTTGTCGGCCAGGATGACCACCACCAACATCTGCGTATCGGGGTGCAGCGGGTCCTCCCGAAACCCGGGCTCCTTGACAATGACGCCGCCGTAAGCGTCGCCGATGCCATCGAACTTGGCGAGGGTCGGTCGCTCCGGGCTACTGAATGCGTTGAGTTTCACGCCTAATTCCTTTCAGATGAGTAGGTGTCGTAATCCGTTGCCGCCGCCAGCAAGGCATCAGCAAGCCGGCGAGCTTCCGTCGCAGAGAGATAGACGGCACCCCGTTCGGCTGCTTTCGGTTCCGCGTCGCAGTAGTACGTGTCTCGAATGCGAATCCCGGTGGGCTCATCCTGGAAAGCTGGGCCAGCAGCGATGACACGGAGTTCTCGCAAGGGGTTGTCGACCTCGATTTCCCACAAGCCCACGTCCTCGTTGGTGTAAAACGGGCGAGGCGAGGTGTGGGTGTGTCCTGTTGTCAATTTTCTTTCCTTTCGGTTGGTGTTGTGCGCCATGGGATTACGCCGCGGCGCCCGGCGGGGTGTCTAATCGCGCGCTGGGACTACGGCGGTTGGGCGATCCGGATCGTCAACTGTCGATTCTCTGGTTGCGGTTCCTAGGTTGGCCGTCAACTTCGCGCAGTCTGAAGGAAGTTCGTCATCGATTGCCCCGGGTTCTGGTGTCGGCTCATCGCCGAATTGCGCATTTTCCCAAGCGATCACGTCGCTGAGCCGGTATCTGGCATGTCTGCCGAAGAGGGCGTACTTGGGGCCGCGCCCCTGGGATGCCCATTGCGCGAGCGTGGCGGGCGGCATCTTCTCCCGAGCTGCCACCTCCCGGCGCGTGAGCCACTCGTCCTGCATGTCATCGCCTCCTATGTGGAGTCCTACGTAAAATCACCCAATTTTGTGGGTCGGAAGCAATTCCAACACTTGCTGTTGATTCCCGCAAGAGCTGGTACGATTTGCGTATGACCCCACAGTCGACGACGACTAAGCGCTGGTGGGCGCCTCGCAACTGGTCCGAGGAACAGGCGCTCCGCGTCGCCCAGGAGGTCTACCGCTTACGCGGGTCGCGATCGGCGCAGTGGCTCGCCAACAGGACCGCCGAACTCGGGCACGAGGTCAGCCGGTCGTTGATCGCCGATCTGGAGAATGGTCGCCGTCGTTACGTCACCGTCGCGGAGCTGATGGTCTTGGCGTACGCCCTCGACACCGCGCCGATAGCGCTGTTCTACCCGCCGCCGTACGACGAGCTGATCCGCGCATTACCGGACCACGTGACAACGAAATTCGAAGCCGCGGAAAGCTTTTGCGCCAATGACGACGGCCTCATCGGGCCGACGTACACGCAGGCACTGCAGCGTGCCCGAGACATCGCTTCCGCCAAGGAAACTCAGCGCGCCCTTCTTGAGTTGCTACAGGACATCGAGGAGAAGCGGATACCTGAAAGGTTCCGGGTGGCGCCGAAGGCCGTCGAGGGAATCCGCCGCGAGCTAAGCTCGACGGTCCGCCAGATCAAGGTGCTAGAGGCAGAGGTAGAAGCCGATGGCCGGTAGACCGCCATTGCGCATCGGTGCGCACGGCAAGATCAATCGTCGTTACCTCGGCGGGGGCGTGTGGGAAGCGTTTTGCCGCTACCGCGACAGTGACGGCGTCGTCCGGAAAGTGCAGCGCCTCGGACCTCCCGACGAGTTCGACAAGCGCGGCAAGCTCGCCGAGGACGCGCTACTGGAAGCGTTGGCCGAACGCCGCACACCTTCAGCCGACCAAATCGGCGCGAACACCCTGCTGGTTTCGCTGGTCGATCAGCACTTGGCGCGGCTGGCCGAGGATGGCCGCTCCCCCGCGACTTTGTCGTCCTACCGGTTCGCCGCAGAGAAGCTGGCGAAATTCATCGGCGGTTTGCGCGTAGGCGAGGCATCGACTGCGCGGCTGGACGCGACGCTGCGGTCTATGCGCGCGGCCCACGGCGCGACGATGGCTAAGCAGTCCAAGACGATCCTGCGGGGTGGTCTCCAACTGGCGGTGCTTGCAAACGTGTTGAGCGCTAACCCGGTTCGGGACGTTGCGCCGCTGCAATCCAAACGTCAGCCGAAAGGCGCGATACCGCTTACCGCGGGCCAACTTTCCGACCTGCTGGGCCGGCTACGGGCGTCGGAGTTCTGCCGGAACGCCGATCTGGTGGACCCGGTCACCATGCTGGCCGCGACCGGTCTGCGGCGCTCCGAACTACTCGGCTTGCGTTGGAGCGATGTGAACCTGGAGGCGGGCACCGTCACCGTCAACGGCAAACTGGTGCGGGCCACCGGGCAGGGACTGAAGTGGCTGCCTGATCCCAAATCGGTGGCCGGTCGGCGGACCTTGCCGCTGCCCCGGTTCGCCGTGGAGATGCTGACCGCGCGCCGCGCGGTGGCGTATTTCGGCGAGCAAGTGGCGCTGTTCCCCTCGACGGCGGGCAGCTGGCGGGACCCCAACAACTTCGGCAAGCAGTGGCGGACCGTCCGCGAGGACCTCGGCGCGGCCGAGGTCACTAGTCACAGCTTCCGCAAAACGGTGGCCGACCTGATCGATGCCGAGGGGCTCTCGGCGCGCGTTGGCGCAGATCAACTCGGACACAGCCACGTGTCGATGACCCAAGATAAGTATTTGAGCCGGGGCCGCATCCACGCTGAGGTTGCTGACCTGCTGGACCGCGCGGTAATAAACGCCGAATAA